ATGAAAGACCATATAGGTGCTTAGAATGGACAGGAGACCTATTACCTGAGTTAGAAAACTGGACGGTGTTTCAAGACGCTGAAAGGGCTTCTGAATTTCTACAACAGAACTAATTATGAAAGCGTTTGAGATAAGTACTGTTTTAAAGTTGGGAGTTCCTTACATTGTATTCTTTTTTGCACCTATAACAGCAGCTATGTTCGGTCTTGCAGTACTTATATTTGCAGATGTAGTAACTGGATGTAAAGCTGCACAATTAAGAGGAGAGGAGATACGATCCAACAGGATGGCGAGAACAGTAAGCAAGATTATCTTCTATTCTATTGCTATCATCTTGAGTAGAGTGATGGAGGTATCCTTCATGGAATGGCTTCCCATTGCTAAGTTAACTGCTGGCTATATTGCAGTTGTTGAGTTCAAGTCGAACATGGAGAACATTGCAAGCATTACAGGAGTAGATATCTGGAAACATCTTATGAAAAAGATTGAAGGCTGGTCAAAAAGAGCCTAAATGGTGTTCTCTCTATCCAAGAGAATGCGACGCTAAATGCATAAAAACCAATAACTGTTCAATTAAAGGAAGGGCACCAAGGAAAAATGACAAAGTATAGAGGAGTAGATACAAGATTTGATCCGAATAAAGATTACAGATTGGTAATATATGCAGACGGAAAACCTCAATTTCCAGTAGATGAATTTGCAAAAGAGCAAAACTTGAAGAATTACTCTCACGCAATGCATTGCGCAGGGGATATTGTAGAAGTGCTTTATGAAGTACCTATGAGAGGAGAGACTCCGGGCCATGATAGGATAGTGTACATATCAACTTCGCACGAAAAACAATTCGTATTTTATAAAGGAGGACTTTCATCTGCGCCTCTTACAGAAAATGAATTTTATCTTGCATTGCAAGCATACTATGATAAATGGGAAAAGATTGAAGAAACACGCGGAAGAAAGTAAAATATGATGTGCTCTCTACCCAAGAGAATGTAATTGTACTACAGATTCTTATAGTATAAACCCTAATGTATGACCAATGAAAGGACACATTTGTAGAGAGTATTATGGAAAACAAACTGAAGGTACTTTAAAAGTTTATGAAGACGATTCAGATGAGCCTGTTTTTGAGTGTAAAACCTTAGAACTGGCGGATAGACACAATCAAAGGAATATTTCTTGTATCCCTGAAGGAACTTACGATGTAGTTCCTAGATACTCAGAGAAATATAAGGATCATTTACATGTTACAGGGGTGCCTGATAGGAGCCTTATACTTCTACATTGGGGGAATTATGCAGGGTCGGTAAACCCAGCTACAGGACACCCTGACATAAAAGGTTGTATACTTGTAGGAAGTTCTTTTAAAGATATAACTGGAGATGAGGTATCCGAGATACTAAACTCAAGATCTACCTTTAATGAACTTATGAAAGTATGTCCTGACGGTTTAACCCTTACTATAGAACAATGATACCAGGTTTAAAAATTTCTTTAAGGGATGTACCAGAGTATATGGTTAAGATCCTCCTTGGAGTACTTTTAATTGTAAGTCTTACAGCTGTAGGCTCTGCTATATCTACAAAAAATGCATTTTTAAAAGTTAAAAGACTGCAAAAAGAAAGAGTTGTACTAAAGAAAGCTGTAGAGATAAATATAGCCCTGTTTAAAAGAGATTCTGCACTTCTTAAGATATATAAGGATAGTTTAGATATTTACAGGGATAGAACTTTACACCTAATACGCAGTTATGACACAATTCAAAACACATTCATACCTGAGAGGATTGCTATTGATAGCTCTGATCTCGTTACCGATTATAACGCTGTCTCAGACTTCATCGGGGAAAATCCATACAGGGTGGATAAATGACAGTCTATACCTAGACCTTATCTATGAAGAATCTGTAGATGCGTACTTATTACGCACTAACCACGAAGGTATAAAGCAGATACGTAGGTTTAGACAGGCTCTTTTAGAAGAGCAAAAGAAAAATACTAATCTTGCAGAGATAGTTATGTATATGGGGGAGGACTTCACCAAATGCAGGGACCTGGTAGACAGGTTAGAAGGACAATCTGTAAATCTTAGGAAAACTCTATCTATATCTCAAACTGCAACAGACATAGCGGAGGAAGAAATTATCCTTCACATGGAGCAGGTGGAAAAAGAAAGACGTAATAAAAAGATATGGAGGTGGGTAGCTATAGGCGAAGCTGTTGTTATAGGAGGTGTTATATATGGATTATTAAAATAAATAACTAAATTTGTAATCAAATCAATAACATTTTTATAAATGAAAGCAACAGGTACGTGGATAGCCCTGCTAGATCCAAGAGAGAAGAAAGAAGATAAACCCATAATACACCTATCTAAAGAAGCAAAGGCTTCTATGGAGGAGGATAAGATGGATGAAATTAAGACAAACATCCTTAAAGTGCACTCTGTAGGGGAGAGAGTACTAGATAAAAATATCACTGAAGGAGCTATGGTGGTCGTAGACCCTAGGATTCCGTTTGCAGTGGTACATGATAAAGATGAGAATGCTTACTTGGTAATTCAAGAGAACCAAGTAATGATGGTAGAGTAATGAAGGGAACAGTGACAATATCCTTGGAGGATTTTGAAGCTTTAAAGAGAAATTCTGAAGTAGGTGGGAAAGCTAAACGTATAGCAGAGAATCTTGATAGGGAAGTTTCAAAATTGCTAGAGCATATGGCTAAAACAACAGATATGAGGTTAATTTCTCAAAGCTATAACAAGATCCCCGGGGGTATGTCCAAACTAGAAGTAACACCAGAAGGATGTCGGTTGATAGAACGAGCATAAAGATAAAAGTACCAGTTAAGAGTACGTTTCAAGCTATTAAGCTTTGGAATGGTATATACGATCTTACAGAGAAGGAAATAACAATTTTAGCTGTACTTATAGATACTAATACAAAAAACTTTTGCAGTAAAAAGCATAGGGAGGATGTATCACTAGCTACAGGGAGTAAGCAAGGTATCATAAGTACATACATTAAAAGGTTGAAAGACAAACACGCTATAACCCACAAAGATGGAGTGTATGAGTACTCTAAACTTTTTAAACATCTAGATAGTGTGGAGGTCAATATACTTAGGGGGGACATATAATAATACTATAACAGTGGTATTTACTGATGATGAGAGAGCTGTAACTATTGTATATAGTAATCAGGGAACTTTAATTCAAATGAGTATTGAAATGATCGAAGAATGAAAGGATTAGCTAAAATGGTTTGGGATTTTGCCGAGGCTTTAAGAAAGCACGGTAATGACGGATTTAAAGCTGTGACAGTAGCACAGTATGCAGATAGAATGTCTAAATGTTCTTCTTGTGAGTATTTTACAGAGAGGCAATCTTGTGGGCTATGTGGATGTAGTATGCCTACAAAAGCAAGATGGAGGACTTCAATATGTGCAGACAATCCACCAAGATGGGTAAACACAAATGGCAAAGGGAAAGAAGGAGCTGATACAGATTCTAGCGACGGAGTATAATCTCCCTCTAAAAGAAGTAGAGAGGATTGTAAACTCCCAGTTTAAGCTGGTAGCTAAAACAATGTCAGAAGGTAACTTTGAGTCTATAAGGTTACCATTCTTTGGGGTGTTTAGAGTGAAGAAAAGTAGGGTGAAATATATAAACGATGCTAAGAGAAAGTCTATTAAAAACAACGGAGAATCTAAAAGTTGAAGCAACTTCTTATTGCCTAACTATAAAAGTATTTAAAGATATTGTAGACAAGTTCACCCCTGAAGAAGCTATAAAAAGGCTCTCTTACATTTATTTTATGTGTGATGTGCACTCTATCTATAATGCGTACGACGACAAACAGAGACACAAAGAAATAGAGGAGGCTGTATTTGGAAAAGCCTTTAAAGTAGACAAGCACACTAAAGCAGGTATGGAGGAGTATATAAGACATGACTCTTCTACTATGATGCTACTTAAAGCCTCTAGAAGATCTGTCTCTTACCTTAAAGACTGGTTAGAAAACATTGATATTACAGATGAAGACTACGATCCTGTAAAGCATGTAAGAATCTTAGAGACAATGGGGAAAACCACTAACGGATTAAAAGAGTTAGAGGAGGCTGTAAGAAAAGAGAGTGAGATCAATGATACCTGGGGAGGGGTTCAAGTGGATAAATACAGTGAGTAAATTTAAAGACACACATAGACTCTCTCCTGCAGCTAACTACTTTGATGAGCACGGATTTTATACCTCAGCACCAAAAGGAACTAAAGCCTACTATGATTTTTGGGACGAAGAAAAAGCAAGATGCCTTTACGGTTACACAACACCTGAAGGAGATATAACAATTTCAGGTTTCCACTACTTCTATCTTAACTACTGCAGAATTAAAGTGGTGAAAGATGAAATCCTTCCTGATGGGTCCACTAGACCTATGAGAAAGCAGTACTGGCCTAGGTTCTATGATAACGACTATAAGTACTTCACTAACCTAGAGAAATGTAGGGATGAGGACAAGCATATGGTGGTTCTTAAAGCACGTCGTAAAGGATACTCCTATAAAGCAGCCTCTATGCTTGCAAGGAACTATTTCCTTATAAAGAACTCTAAGAACTTTGTATTTGCAGGTATGAAAGAATACTTGACGGGCGTCGATGCTATCCTTACAAAGACTTGGGAGATTGTAAACTTTATAGATGCTAACACAGCTTGGACACAGCCTAGACTGCTAGACACAGCTATGGCTAAGACAGCCGGATATAAGAAGAAGGTTAGTGGACAGTTTATAGATGCAGGTGTACAGTCATCTATAGCAGGAGTATCCCTGAAAGACGATCCTGATAAAGTAAGAGGTAAAGCAGGTGAGCTCATATTCTTTGAAGAAGCTGGTGCATTCCCTGGTCTCCTGGAGGCGTGGGGTATGGCTATGCCTACTATGAGACAGGGTAATAAGACACTAGGGACAATGATAGCTTTTGGTACAGGTGGTACTGAAGGTGATGGATTTGAAGCCCTAGAAGAACTATTCTACCACCCTGAGACCTATGACTGCATGGCATTTGAGAATGAGTGGGAGGAGGGAATGTCCGGGACCCAGTGCGGGTACTTTGTACCAATTTATGAGATTTTAGATGGCTTTATAGATGACGATGGAAACTCACTTATAACAGAGGCTAAAGAGTTTGAACAAGGAGAGAGAGAGAAGAAAAGAGGTGGGAACGACGCTAGTGCTTATGATCAGTACTTAGCTGAACATCCTTTCTCACCTGCAGAAGCTACACTACAGGTATCCAGTAATCTATTTGACCTTGCACTCATCCAGGAACAATACAATAAGGTCCGTGCAAAAGCTTTACATGTTCTTGGCACAGCTGGAGACTTAACTCTAAGTGCTAAAGGAGAAGTAGTCTTTAGGCCTAACGGAGATAGAAAGCAGATAACTAAATACCCACACAGAAAAGGAGATGATGTAAACGGAGCTATAGTGGTATATGAAACCCCTCATAAAGTGGAAGGTAAAGTACCTAATCTTTTGTATTTCTTATGTCATGACCCTTACGGCCAAAACCAATCTAGTGATTCAAGGTCCCTGGGGTCCGCATACGTAATAAAAAGAGTGAATAATGTATCTAAACCTGATGATATGATTGTAGCATCGTATGTAGGTAGACCTAAAACTCAGGATGATTACAATAATAACATGTTCCTATTAGCTCAGTATTATAATGCTAAGATAGGATTTGAGAATGATAGAGGGGATGTTATAGGCTTTGCTAAGAGATTTAGGAAGTTACATTTCTTACAAGAAGAGTTTGAAATGCTTGATAAGAAAGAGTTACGGTCTAGAACTGTGAAGAGAAACTACGGTATGCACATGACCGAGGCTCGTAAAAGGCAGGGGGAACTTTACATCAGAGACTGGCTACAAACTCCTAGAGGGAAGAACATAGATGGGAAACAAGTATATAATGTGCATAAAATTTACGATCTTGCACTACTTCAAGAACTGATCAAGTTCAATCATAAAGGCAACTTTGACCGAGTTATGTCTCTTATGATAGGAATGTACCATACACAGGAACTTTATAACGCAGAGGTATCCGAAGTATTAGGTGATAGATCTGTAGATGAATGGTTTGATAATCAGTATCAATAATGTCTTATTATAAAAGACCGAGTAAAATAAATGGATAATATGAGTCGTCATGCGTAAAAAGTAACTTTGTAAGAATGTACAGCGAGATCCCAAACCAACGAATACCTCAGGCTAGAAAGACCAAACAGTGGGCCATCGACACGATGGAAGCATTTTTTTCTATAGCTGAAGACGGAATAACAAACAGGAAAGAGGAGCTCCGGAGGTTGTACGATTATTACAATGGAGTTATCCACGATGACGACTATCGCTATGTTGTGCAGCCTTACGGTAAGACCCGTAAGAACTTCCCTTCAAAAATGCGCAACTATCCCCTGATCAAACCGATCATTGACCTACTTCTGGGGGAGAAGGCAAAGCGTCCATTCAACTACTCTGTTACTGTACAAAATTCGGACTCCGTTTCCCGTATGGAAGAAGAAAAGAAAGGAGCTGTTTTAGAATCTATGAAGCAGGCCTTTGTGAATGAGGTAAATGCTATGGGTATGGAAACAGGTGTTCCAAGCCAAGAGCAACCGCAACTCCCAGAGGAGCTAGCTAAAATGTTCGAGAGGAGTTACACTGATACAAGAGCAATCTTAGGTCAGAAGGGAATGAATTATATCCTTCAAGATTGTCATGTACAGGAGAAGTTACAAAAAGCATGGTTTCACTTCTTAGTAGCCGGAGAGTGCTACACAGAGAGAGGAGTTAGAAACGAAAATGTTTTTTATGATATTCTTAACCCTTTAGATGTAGACTATGATCTT